CTCGCCGATCGACACGCCACGCATCCGCAGAGCTCTCGCTCGGGTTCGCAGCTCGTCAAACGCGATGCCGGTCCTGAGCATGGGCTCGGGCTGCATTCCATCCCACTGGATCTCCCCGGCCAGTTCTTCGCAGTAGGCCGCGATGATCTGTGCATCCTCGCCAGCAGTGGGGCCAATGAACAGGCCACGCAACACGAGGCCATCTGGTGGCTGTGGGGCAGGTGTGGGCGCTGGATCGCTGCCTGCGAGCGTTGAGAGTATCCCTGCGAGGACGAGAACACCTGCGGCTATCTGTCGGGCTTGTGTCACTGGTCACTCCCTGCCACGAGGGCCAGAGTGATTGTGTCGATGGATGCCCTGACAGCTTCATCGAGATGATCTGTCGCGATGAGTCGTAGCCGCATGTGTGCCAGATCGTGGATGGCAGCCTCGTAGCTGACAGTCTCCCGCACTGGCTCGGTGGCTTTTGGTAGCGAGAACTTGGGCAGATAGTCGGCCGCCACCTTGTGCGACGGCCAAAACAATACGGCCACAGCGGCCACGAGACACGAGATGAGAATCATGTGGCAATCCTGACGAGGGGAAGGAGAGATTCGATCGCACCAGAGACGACAAGCAGCAGGATTGATCGGGCAGCGGGCTTGATCAAGATCCAGATAGGCCATGCCAAGACTGGGACGCACCCATCCGCGAGCGAATCGAAGAGGGCTGCGACTGCGTCGATCGCCCACTGCTTTTTCTCCGAGCCTTCTGCCGGGAGGCTGTCGACTGTGCTCATCACGACTCGAAGGAGCGCCACGACCAGCTCGCCGAACTCGGAGAGCGTGAGACCGTTGCGGGCCTTGAGTTGGGCGATCGCAATAAATGCAGAGATCTTGTCGCCGAGGACAGACAGATCCTGTGTCGCTTGGACTGGTGCTGTTGAGATCATCAGTCGAGTACCCCCACGAGATAGACCGCAATGTCAGCAGCAGCGCCGCCGCCATTGGCGATCGAAAGAATCTTGGACCCGTTGGTCACGGTGTAGCCGGCCCCCGGCGACACTGCGTAGATCACGCCGAGCGGGTCAATCACGACATAGGTCGCGTCTGTCCAGCCATCCCATCGGTTAGTGGCAGTCGTCTGAATCGCACACTGAATCGTCTCGCTGCGATTTTCGATCAACAGGATCTTGACGCTCGCCAGCCACATGGAGCCCGACCCACCGAACGTGTTGGTCGGTAGGTTGGTCAGGTCGAGATCCACTGTGTCGCCGTCTGGCACTGTGACAACGTCACGCCAATAGCAATTGGCCTGCCCAGCTCCGCTGCCGTGCTCCAGAGCAAACACGAGGCTCGCAGTCGTCATGTCGGTGATCGTGGTCAGGTCGAGTGCGTCGACCCACGTCGGCACGATTCGCAGCGTTCCTGCTAGGGAGAAGGTTGCCATCAGTCGTATGCCGTGCCGAGAAGGTAGAGCGAGTAGGTGATGCTGGTTGCGTTGGGATTACAGATGTAGATCTCTTTGTTGTCGTTGGTCACGACCCAACTATCGATGTGATTGATGGTCACAAACTCCGACCCCGGCCCGATGTTCGCGGCGTGGACCAGCGTGGGCCTGCCGGGATCGACGCCGAAGAGGAGGTTCTTGCCCACGGTGGTTGAGTTGTTCGTGACTCGCACGCACCTGATCGCCGTGAATGTGAACGGCACGACCACCCCGAGGCGTGTCTGGGAGATGTCAGAGAGGTCGATCATCTCGACCGTGTCTGCGGCGATCTCTCGGGTGTCACAGAATATGAGATCCGCTTGGCCGGCTGCGTGGCCGTCGGCGATTGTGTACGTAGCGCCAGCCGACCCTTTGTCGGTGATCGCCCCGACCTCTTGCGTGTCGACACGACTCCACAAGAGCGACGTGCGTAGCGATCCGGTCAGGGAGTCGGTGACTGTGTCTGCCATCTAGATCATCCCGAGCTCTATGGCTCGCCTCGCAGTTTGCACACTCACACCCAACCGCCACGCCAACAATTCCAACTCTCGCTGCGATCGCTCTGGCCTGCTCGTCACCTTGCCCCAGTAGGCTTGGCTCGGAGTAAAAGAGGACGAGATCGAAATGTCTGACACCATCGAGAGAGCCTGTCGCCCATCCACGCCACCGCGCCGAAAGTGAGTTGAGCGAACAAACACAAGCCTGCTCCTTCTAAAATGCTATGGCCTACCAGTCCGGTCAGGCAGGGCCTCACACTCGGCCAGACACGCTGCATAGCCAGCGATGTCGATGGGTGTGTCGCTGGATCGGGCTGGCCCCTGGTGACGGGCAGCCTTGTCGAGGATCATGATCAAACTCCAATCGCCAGACGTCAGTGGCGACACCAGCTTGTGACTAAAGATCGCATTGATCGCAGCCACAGTCCGCTCGAAATGCTCTCGCGGCGGCCCGTACGTGCGACGCCGGTCCACGATCGTCTGCGTGGCGAGGGCCAGCAGGGCCTCGGCTGGTGAGTCGTGGATCTGTGTCACGCCTTGGCCGAGGGGTCGCCCCGCCTTGAGCTCCATCTCGGCCCGCAGGATGTAATGTTCTGGAGGGACCAGACAGTCCTCGTCTTGCTCGCGTGGCGTGGCAGCCGGTAGCCTGCCGCCACCGCAGCAGGCACGAGCAGACTCCATCTCCGCGACTGCCACTCTGATGGAATCGTTGGCCTCGATCAGTCCTGCCCCTATCGGTCCCTTCATCCTGTCCTCCTTGGTTTCTAGTGTGCTCAAGACGTCTTCTTTTTCTGTAGATCCCGATCGCAAAATATCGGCATCGCCCTAGTGACCTCTCGCCTGCCGTGGTCGATCACGATCATCGCCTGACACGGTGGCTCGTAGCTGGCCTTGATCCTCGTGGCGTATGCCGAGTGGCCGATCAGACTTCCATTGGCGACGTACTTGCTCGCACGTAGCCACTGGAACTGATGCCAATGCCCGAACACCGTGAGGTCTGCCGGTTGGATGCGGTCCCACGAGGCGATCGCCTTATTCACTGGGATCGTGATGCCACCGATCCCGCCGCCGTACTGCACAGCGTGGCCGTGATGAAATCGAATGCGAAATCCATCGATCTCTACGATGTTGAGATAGCCGCCCCCGACTTGCCATCGGACATTCTTCCGAGTCTCAGCGCCAGCGAGCGTGAGATAGAGTGACTGCTCGAACGAGTGCTCCATCTCTGTGCCGATCCGCAACTTGTCGGTAGATCGGCCATGGTTGCCCGAATTGGTCGCGACGATCACCTCGTCGGCCATGCCAGCCACGAGGTCTACGAGTCCCTTGATTCTCTCGCCGGCCCATCGGCAGGCAGCTAGGGGTGCGAGCTGGGCCAGCTCGGCGGTGTCGTCATGGATGTGACCAGAAATAAGGTCCCCTCCAATCCATAAGACGATCCGACGCACAGAGACGAGGCTACGCTCATGCTCCACCAGCGTCGCGATCCGCTCTGCCAGCTCTTGGATGCGAGCGTCTGCGACTTCAAGGCTGTAGTCGTTGAGACCGTTGACCGTATCGGGATCGACACGCTCCTCGACGTGCCAATCGCTCAATGCGATCACGATCGTGGCCTCGTGACGCTTGGTCTTCTTTGAGCTGGCGTTGAGTTTTTTGGTCGCAATACCTGACAGACCAGACAGTCCGGCGATCTTGGCCCGCTCTGCCTCAAGCTGAATGAGCGCCGCCTTGTATTTACCTCGGCATCCAGCCAGCTCGGCACGCAGGCGAACGATCTCGGCATCGGAGGCCAGCTCAATCGATCGCGAGACGCTTGAGACTATGTCGCTCTCTTTAGCCATAGGATGACCCCCTGTGGTCCGACGGTGGCAATGTTTCGTTTGGCGAGCTCTTCGCTGATGAGCTTGGCAATGCGGGCCAGTGGCCCTGCGATCTGTCCGTTACGCCACGCCGAGCGGATCTCCTCGATGGCGGCCTGATGCTCGGGTGGCACACGGTCCTCCCAGACGATGGCTTTTTGTTGACTGGCCGCCTCGGCCCCAGCCACAACGCATTCCAGAAAGCTGATCTGCGGAGATGTCTTTTGCCTGATGACTTTCTTTCTCATGCGTCGTCCTCCTGCGTAAATCCAAACGCCGTCGCGACAGTCGCGAGCAGTTCCGCAAACTCAATCACAGCCTCCTCGGAGAGGTCGGGCCACCTCGCGTGAATCGTCTCGTGAATGATCGTGTCGAGCAGGTCAGTGCCAGTGAGCGAGTGCGAGATTCTTATTTTTCTCGTGGCATAGTCGCAGTCCCCGTAGATGTCTCGTGGAGTGCGAGCCCTGCTGATGAGCCATCGACTCCCGCCGATCGAGATCCTCATTTTGGTGCGTGGTCGCGACATCGTTCCTCCGAGGGGTACGATTCTCAGATAGATTTCTGCGTTGCAAACCCCAGATTTTCTCGGGAGTTAGAAGGGTTTTCCCCTGATAGCACTGCTGCCAGAGAGGCCGCGGCGTCTGGAGCGTGGCGTCTGCACGACACCTCTCCAAATATTTTCCCTGCGGCCAATGCCTCGCGAGCAGTGGCAAGCCTCTGCCACGAGAGCTCGCCCTTGGAGTCGTGCTGACACAGTGCGAGCCCCCGAGTAACGCAGCCCCGAGCGGGCATGTGGTACGTGCCACCTGTGAGAGATGTCGCATAGACGATCGAGTCATCTGGTCGACACAGGAATCGGTAGCAGTAGTCTGCCCACTCATTGACTGTGACGCACAGGTCGAGCGCTGCTAGGTGCTTCTTGCGGTTGACCACCATCACGCCGCTATCGATCGTGGCTGGCACGGTGAGCGATCCTCGTGGCTCTCGCGTGGGCCAGAGCATGAGGCCACGCCTCTCGTAGGTCAGATCGGATAGCAGGCTCGTGGGATCTGTCGCTGGCACGACATCGGGCTCGATCAGGATCACCTCGGCACATCCCGAGTAGCGTAGCGCCATGGCTGCGAGCCAGCCGACGCCAACCCCCTTGCCACCCTCTCTCGGCTCAAGCCTATAAGCCTCGGCCTCGATGACCGTCGCCCCGAGTGGGAGCAGGGCCGAGGCCACGCTCTCGGGAAATGTGCGATCGATTCCTGTGATCCATACCTCGATCGGCAGCGTGCATCCGAGGCTCCGCAGCACCGACACCAGATGCCACGCCAGCCGCATCTCTAGATCGTCTCTGACAGGGATCAGGATGCCCCGAGAGGATCGCACCGGAGGGAGCATCCACGGGAGCTGTCGCATCCGGTCGGCGATAGCGAGACCAAAAAAATGGGCGAGCTGTTCGTCGTTCATAGAGCCTCCGTAGGCTCTATTGTGGCGACGATGCTGGATCGATTAGAGGGCCTGTGCCGAGGGCTATTTTGCGGCGTCTGCTAGACGAACTGGAATTTGAATTCGATGTCGTGCGAATAGACTCCGGCGTCGTGCGGCCAGCCAGTTTCATAGCCATAGGGAAGCGTCTTTGTCACCTCTGTGCCTGACTCAAGCGACTGCCACTCCTCCTCTGTGAGCTTAATCGGATTGTTCGTCCACCTGGCCTGATCGTAGAGCACAAAATCTTTTGTGGCATCCTCCGCTCCCGGCCATTTGACGGTGAATCCGGTCTCTGTCACATCGCCCATCTCCATTTTGGCAGAGCGTACGGTGGCCTCTATTTTCCACGACTTACGATGCGAGAGCGTGATTGTGCCACCGACCGGCGTTCTGTGGGAATGTTGGACGAACTTTTTGTTTACGAGATACTGCATGGGAATGCTGGCGTCGGCACTTGCCTGCTCGTCTGTCAGTGTGTTTGGGCTAACGTCTTCTGTCTTGTCCCTCTCGATGGTCGCCAACACCTCGTGGTGTTGCGTTGTGTACTCGCAGGATTGCAGCTTGGCAAATCCACACTGCGGAACAATTACAGAGAGCAAAGACTCCCAGTCAATTTTGCGAGTCGTTGTGTCGGTGGATGTAGAGTGCCAATAGTTTCCGTATGAGGTTATTCCGTATGAGCTATAAGCAAAACTGGCGCCGGGGCTATCGTATTTTGTTATTCCGCTGAAATCGTCAGTCATAACCGTCAGATCCGTCTGGTGGTATGTGAGGCGATCGCTAGAACCATAGCCACTGGAATTCAAGACTTTGTAATCTGTTTCCAGTGAATCTCCATCGTGTCTCGTTGCGATTGCAGTCGGATTGAATTCAAATGTTTGCTCTTGTGCCGAGTCAATGAGCCACAACGCTGTCATCTCACGAGAGCCATGGGTGATGATTTCGTTGGTTGCTGGGTCTCGAACCGGGAGCGTCCAATCGTCTTTTGTGAACCACGTTCTACCACCCAGCCGGACAAGGTCTCCACCTTGCAAGAATCGGATCAGGACATAGTCCAGAGACGTTGTAGCGTCGGCGTTTTGAGCCGCTGGAGCCCCAACTCCACTCGTGCCGCGGAATGCGTTTGAGTTTGCGACTGCTTCGCACGTAACGTCTACCGCCTCGCCGTTGAGACCATAGGTAAACCAGAAATTATCTAGATTGCCAATTGGCGTCTGGAGCTGGAGGTGATGCCACTCGTGCGGTGAGCACAGCGGATATTCGCCCGGATGAGCGGCGTAGAAATTTTGTTTGTAGGCGTTCATTACATCGGCGAATTGACCCAAGGTCATCCCGCGAGAGAGCGATGGCTCGTCCCTGTTCGCGGGCCACTCGACCCTCTCAATCCAGTCTCCTGTGGAGCCTATGTTATTTTCCCAATGAGGAATCACAGTTGCCCGCTGCGCAGGGAATGGCGGGTGGCCTTCTGTAGCAATCTCCCGAAATGAGATCTTGAGCCGTTTTCCAACGGCGTTGCACCCAATCGATAGCGACGCTGGCTGCGAGGGTTGATCAAATGGAGCGACTCCAGGCAGCCTCATTGCCAGATAGCTATGTGCCTCCATCCCTGTCGGGCTGTTGACGTAGCCATCACCCCAGAACAACTCGACTGGGCCAGTGACGCCTGTTGGCATCTTCATTGATTCGGTCGCGTGCCGATCGCAGGCGTCCACGCATCGCGGCCCAGTCGCAGACCGAGCGATCGGTGAAGTTGTCGCTAGCGTGGCGTCGTCGGAATAAATTCCTCCAGCGTTTTGTTGGGGAAAGCCAGGCACGTGTAGCTGTGCGACATCTGCTCCCGTTGGCCCGCGCTGCACGACGCGATAGAAGCGACGCCGCATCGCCCACTCCATTGAATCAATATCCGAAAGTGCATGCGAAGCAAACCAAGTCTTGCCAGCCCGAGCGAGTGCCTTTGAGTCTGCTACGCCTAGCCACAGGTTGCCAACAGTCGTCGCCTCGTTGTCAAACTCTTCAAGCACTTCATCGGTCGAGTCTGAAAACGACCCGAAAAGAATCTTTGTCTTTGCATAGGAGAACTGCTTTGTCCCGTCAAATTCACCTCTAAAATAGAACAACCCTTGAACGACATTGGCTAATGGATTGCCCAAATAACTCCCGTAGTCTTGCTGTGACCACACTGTCCCCGAGTCGATCCACGACAGCAATGGATCTACGAAGAAAGACTCTTGACCTGTTGCCATTGTTACGGCAGTGGAGTCGCCAGTGTAGAAGTCGAACCCCGCATGGACGGCAGCTCCTGTCCCCCATCGTGACAGTTGTCCTTCGTCCCACTCTTCCCGCCCTGTCCTGACAGAGTACAGAGCACCAGGAGGAATGGTTGCTGTTGTTGCGGTCTGAATTGATTCAACAAAAAATCCAGATGAAAAATTAGGATCTGTCGATACCTCAAGCCTCGATGACCCAAGGCACGAAATCTCCTGCCCTCCATGTAGAGGGAATGCGAACGTAGGCCAGATCTCTACGCTCATACAATCGGCTTGAGGGAGTCGGCAATAGTCGGACTTTGCTCGGTAGACCACATTCACAGGGCTCTGCGGCGTGATCATCAGGCCGAGCTCGCCGAATTCGATGATATTGGCTACCGCAGGTTGGCCCCCGATGTCAGAAAACACGCCAGTCGGTGATGGCGACGCCGTGTCGTTGTAGGGGGCTCCGTTGCCCAATCGCCCATTGGTCAGAGCGCGGCCAGTAGCGCTGCGGATCAAGACGGCATGGTGTTCGAGAGCCTGCGTGATTGTGCCTGCGGCCAGAACTAGTGGAGGACCAGTGGGTCCCATCGGGAGATGGTAGAAGCCTGCGCCGTACGGATTATATCGGCCTGCACCAAGCCTATTTCCAAGAGTCATATGATGATGCCAGCCCAGCGGATTTTCGCTTCCAACACGCCGCCTTCTCCATTTTGATCAGCCACTCCTGCGACGTGGACGATGGTCGCTGATGTCGTGCTGAGAGATGGACTCAGCTCCAGACACCCGTGAAGAGAGGTTGCGTCCTGCCCTTCAAAATGGACCATAGCAGGCACTGCGTAGCGGGGCATCAAACTGAGGTCCCAATACACGTTAGAGCCATTGTCAGGCTCCACGTATGGATATTCCAAAACAAGTAGTTTGGTCATTGCGTATCCCGACACAATGACATCGACGACCCCACCCGCTTCGCACTTCTGGGCCGTGACCCCCCATCCGCTGTGGAGTTGCTCATTCCAGTATCCGCTTTTTGCGCTGGCGTCGTGCCTATACGCAATGGGAACCCCTTGAGCATAGAGGGCAGACGTACCAGATGAGATTTCGCCTGTGCTGCCGATCTCTGTGAGTGACCCGCCCCTAAAGCCGACGACAGTACCCACTGGGATTGGGTGCGGAGTAATGTCTGGATCGGTCGACGGCCCAAGAATTCCCCACACTTGCATCTTCACTGCCAAGGACCGCTGAAACACATGGTTTGCGCCGGGGACCTGCGTCGTGTCTACGCCTAGCACGATGTCCGCTGCGTCCTGCGTGCGATTCCAGCCGGACGCAGATAGGGCAGAAGAGATCTTCTGCCCGCGCTCGATGCGATGGTCGGGGCGTGCCATTAGTCCACGCCAATCCCGAGGCCCGCAAAATTCGTCTTGCGGTAGACCTCGTTGACGTAAACGTATTTTGGTTTCTTTAAGAGCGTGCCGCCCGTGACGTCGGAATCGTAATAGATCCAAAGGTACTCGTGGCCTTTTTTCTCGACGCCAGTGATCGCTCCGATCGTCTCGGCTGGATACGTCTGGTCTGCCCCTGCGTTTGGATTGGCGATAAATTTATAGGCGAGGTTCCAAGGACCTGAGCCCTTCTCCTCGTCCCACTCGTGCGACCCAGAGCATCCAATGAATAGCACCTCGCCGGCCTTGAACGTGCGGAACTCGGCGTCATTGACCGTGCCGGTGAGCTGGGCCACAGTTTTGATATAGGCGCTGGTGATGTAGGCATGAGGGACGTCGTAATTCTCTGACCACTGGAGCTGTGGGACAACGATGTCCACGCCGGCCACGCTCTGGCCGTCGACGCCGATTGCCTTATTCATATTCGGCGTGGGACCAGTAACCCCGGTGGGGCGGTAGGAAACCTCCTCGCGGGCCTGTGTGATGTGCTTCGTGCCACCGGAGGTGTCGAACGATCGCGAGCGATGTAAGGGGTCGGGCTTCTCCTCATCCTCGGCTCCATCCTTGGTGTATTGCACCGAGAGCTGCCACGCCTCATCCCCAAGGTAGGAGAGGGAGTAAGACTCCACCATGAGCTGCATACCGGGAGCGCCGGGGTACTGCCAATACGATCCAGAGATCGTGTCGTTGATGTCGGCGTGGACCGCCACATCATCAGCGGAACCGAAGATCTTGTAGCTCTTGACGTATGTGGATTGAGACTTTTTTCCCAGTCGCACAATCGATGCCGACCGACTCGCACCATCCTCGACCCATGTGAAAGCGGTCATTCTGAAACCCTCTCCATTTCTTGCTTCTTCAGCGTCTCGTGAATGGCCTTGAGCGTCTCAAGTTGTTTCTCTGTGGTCGTGGTTGCCCCGAATCCCATGCCAGCGCCACTGGCAGAGAATGACCCGACCACCTCTGCGGTTTTCCCGAGGTCAGTCTTTGCGACGTCGGCGGCCTTGGCGGTCTGCTCGGCGTCCTTCTTTTTTTGCTCGGTGTCCTGACCCTCAATCGCTCGGGCCTTGTCCACCTCGACAGCCTGATCGTCAATCGCCTGCGTCAATCGGTCGAGGCTCTCTGCCGATGCACCAGCGGCCCGCAGACGCTCAACCTCTGTGTAGAGATCACGTAGGTCGTCCAGCGTTTTGGCATCGCCTACGCTTCCTGCGACTGCCATCACGTCTTTGTTTGCCCCCAGCTCGGCTCGCTTGCCAGCGACTGCGGCATCTGCTGCGGCCACGCCTTCCTGCCGTGTGGCGTTGGCGGCCTTGGTGGCGGCGGCTCGGCCCAAGCGTGTCTGTGCGTTGGCGTCCTCGGCTGCGGTGACTCTTGCGTCAGATTCGGCTTTCTTGATCTTGTTTTCCGTGTCTGCTGTTGCAGTGCGACTCACTATGCCGGGGTGGTCAACGCTGAGCTGGACATTCTTGGCGTCCTGCGCGGTCTTAATTTTAGCGACATCTGCCTCTACGGTTTTCGACCCAGTCAGCCAGCCAGTGACTTCGGCCCATGCGATCTGAATGTTTGAAGCGACATCATTAAACGTCTTCAAAATGCCGCCCACGATGTTATCCACAAACCCCATCATCGCAGCCCCTGCTGTGTTGGTGAGCCCCCCGAGGGTCGTCCAAAGAGAATCCCATGTGGTGTATATGGCAGTGCCGACATCTCCGAATACGTTCTGGAGCGTCTCGATCCATGGATCGACGTAGCTCATGATCCCAGCCATGCCCCGCAGGAATCCTGCGGTCAGGCCGAGCCAGAGCATCGTGGCAGCACCTGCCATATCGCCCGAACTGATGGCATCTGAGATGCCGCCGAATGTAGATATGGCTGTTGCCTTGAGATCCTTAAACACGACACTGGCATCCTTCACGACGGTCCCAAATGCTGTAGAGATCGAGCTGCCTGCGGTGCTGGCGAGGTCAGCCACAGGAGCCAGAGCGCCAGCGATGTCACCACCGAACGAGTAGAAGAGCGCTCCCGCCCCAGCCACCGCCGCACCCAAGAGCAGGAATGGGGCCAGTGGTAGGAGCCATGCTGCGGCCATGCTCGTCGCCGATGCTATCGTGGACGCAGTGGCCCCAGCCAGCCCCATCAGATAGGTGGCGATTCCGCTGATGGCAGACGCCGCAAACGACACGACGCTCGCGGATGCTAGGAGGGCCATGCGGGCGAATGTCATGAACGCACTAGCAGCCGCCGCCCCGACGCCTGCCAGAGAACGGATCACCAACATCGCACCAGAGCCCATCGCATACAGAGCCTTGCCTGTGATCACGATCGGCGATGCCACTATCTTGAACACCTGAGCCAGACCCTGCACGCCTCTGGTCAGCCCTAGCATCGTGTTGCCCACCACAGTCAATGCGACGCCAGTGGCAAACACTCCCGCAGCCACCTTGAGCGCTATGAGAACGAGCCCTTTATTCTCGTTGATATATTTGGCGATCGCCGCTGCGTTGATCGTCAGGATGTTTGCGATCTCTGTGAGAGTGGGGGCCAGTGCGGAACCGATGGCATTTGAGATTGCGCCCACCGCCCGATGCATACTCGTGAGCGCAGAGCCAAACGCATTGGCGCTCTTGGCGCTGTCGGTGCTCATCACGATCCCGAGCTCTTCGGCCTTGCGGGCCATCTCATCGAGGCCAGCCGTGCCGTCTGCGATCATCGGTAGGAGTTGTACGCCCGACTTGCCGAAGAGTTGCATTGCCAGCGCCGCCCGCACAGCAGGATCGGGGATCGCCGCGAGGGCTCCCACGATGGCTCGGAATCGCTCCTCTGGGCTCATCCCACTGATCTGTGCCATTGAGAGGCCGAGGCGGGCAAATGCCGCAGTCGCCTCCTTGCTTCCGCTGGATGCCTCGGCAAATGATCGGTTGAGATTGATCAC